TTTTCTACAAAAGTAATTAAATTATCTTCATCTGTGCTTTCATTATCAGTAACTAAAACATGTGCAGAGTTAGTAGCGTTAGTAGCATTAGTAACAGTAGTTCCTGCGATAACAGTTGCCAGAGCTGTGCCATTTACAGTAATAGCATCAGCCTCTAGTGTTCCATCAATGTCAGCATCACCACTAATATCAAGACTTGTAGCATCAAGTTCTCCTGCTACTGTAACAACTCCACTAGATAATGTAATTAAATCAGTATCACTAGTGTGACCTATTGTTGCACCATCAATGTTTACGTTATCAATAACCGCCTGTGTAATAGCACTATTTGTACCTAATGTAGCACCATCAATACTTCCACCATCTATATTAGCAGTATCTGCTACAAGAGCATCTGTTGTAACTGTACCATCAAAGAAAGCATCTTTAAATTCTACAGAGCTTGTTCCCAAATCTATATTATTGTCTGTAGACGGAACAATTGCACCGTCTGTAAAGGTAACTTGATTTTCCCCTCCAGCGGCTATTGTTATAACATTAGAACCACTAAATGTAATACTTGTGTCAGTGTCACCATCACCAGTAATGCTATCTAATTGTATGTCACCTGCATTTGTAAAATTGGAGTCACTTAAATCAAATGTACCTGTTACGTCAAGATTACCATCTACAGTTACGTTACCTGCAAAAGTAGCATTAGCTCCACTACCTGTAAGCATAGTAGTAGAACCAGATTTAATAATTAGATTACCTGATGAATTTGTAAATGCAGCATACTGTGTGCCATCATCTTTAAGAACAATATCTGCATCACCTGCATCTAATGTAATGTCAGCTACAGCATCAACAGTAAGATTATTAGCAGAGATAGTCAGGTCTGTACCATCTCCCTCAATCTTTTCACTATCTCCACCAAACACAATACCTACATTATTAGGCACATGTATATCAGATGTAGCTGTAAGATTAATTTTAGCTCCTGATGTAATTGTTAAATCAGTGTTGTCGCCCTCTATCTTTTCTCCAGTGCCAAAAGTTATACCAACATCTGCAGGTACAACTATATCAGCTACAGCAGTAAGATTAATATTATTACCACTAATAGTTAAATCAGTACCATCACCCTCAATTTTTTCGCCATCATTACCAAAAGTTAAACCAATATTAGCAGGTATATTAATATCACCGCCAGAACCAACAGTTATAGTTAAATCTGTTCCATCAGACTCTATTTTTTCTGCAGTAGCAAAAGTAAGTCCAACACCTGATGGAATATTGACATCAGCTACAGCAGTAAGATTAATGTTATTACCAGATATAGTTAGGTCTGTTCCATCACCTTCAATCTTCTCTCCGTCATCACCAAACGTCAAACCAATGTTTGCTGGAATGTTTATATCTGCACTCGCAACAAGATTTAAATCTGTGCCATCACCATGAATATATTCTCCACCCTCATCAAAGAAATATAATCTTTTAGTGCTATCAATTACAATGTCATCAGAAAATTTAAAGTGGTCTTCATCTTCCATCCATATAAGAACACCATCATTTGTTTCACCATCGAAAGTAATTGTAACGTCTGTTCCTGCAGTCCCTGCACCAAAAGTAATAGTGTTACCTAAAAGTTTTGTAATAGGTCCGCCTTCTCCAGTAGTGCCATCGTGCGTATGTCCAGATGATGAATTAAATACTGCTAATATTTGGTCAAATTCGTCATTGGTATCAGCCGCATTAATAACGTCACCGTCTGTGTAAGTTGATTGTCTTGAGTATGCTGCTCCCATTATCTTCTAGCTCCTGCATCAAATTCTAATTGGAATCCCTTCAATGAATATGGAGAAGAAACCCCGCTGTCCACCACACGAAGAGCAACGGCAAAGCCACTGCCCTCTATGGATTGTCTTACTAATGGATTGGATTGACCACCATAAGTTGCCGTTCCGTATATTGATGACCCGTACAACGCCACAACACTTGTGCTATCAAAAGGATAAGCTGCTGGTCTCGGCACTTGTGGGTCTTCATAGTCATATCTAACAAACAAATCTGAGTTTACTGTTCCTGTAGGTGCGTAACTTATGATAACTCTTTGAAAGTTTTTACGTATACCTGCATCTCCCATTGTTAAATCTGGAGAACGATATCTACCAGTTATGGTTGTACCATCAAAAGTGTTGCCTTGTTCTTGTCTAAATACAAACCCATCATATCCTCCATGTAAAATATAACTTACACCATTAAATATATTTGAGTCTGTGCAAGAGGGGCGTATTCCTATAAATTCAGAGAACTCATATCTGTCTGCTTTTTTTGAACATATAACTCCTTTTTTGTCATCTCCTGCAGACTTAGTAAAGAATATTCTATATTGTGTTTTTTCTGGTATTACTAAGCTGTCAAAATCACTAACATCTGTTTCATCTAAAAACAATTGTTGCACTGGAGTTGACAATGTTCCTAATTCTACGTCACCTATTTTCTCAGTACCAGCTACAGTACGTAGTCCATCTGGACCAAGAAATATAATGTTACCTGCAAATTCTCGTATCGTGTGTCCATTTTTACATCCTAATTCTCTTGTAACAGGCTGTAGTTGAAAATCTGCAGAAGTGTTACCTACTAATTTATATATTCTTTCATCAGCAAATATGTATAAAACTTCACGAAATGGAATTAGTCCTGTTATAGTTCCGTCTATGGAAAATGAACCAGCCCCATTTGCTGCACTAAAATCTGTGTCACTATAAGGTGCAGTAAAAACAATCTCTTGCGGTGTTGCTGACATTCCTGCAAAAAATAAAGAGTTTTTAAATCCTGCTACAAATTTAGGATTAGCAGGTGCTCCTGTAGCATTTAAATCAGTTACAGTGCTGTTGTCATATTTTGATGCATGATTTGCACCATCTGCCCACACTATAAAATCTGTTCCTGCAAGATTATATCTAAAAAATGTATATTTTCCTGCACTAGTTCTGCCTGTGTCAATTTCAGTCCATGAACCTGATGTGCCACCTTTAAATACTTTTTCTCCACGAGCTGCTATTACATTACCTTTATACATAGCTGTCATCAAAACAGGTTCTGTACTAGCAGAAGTTTGAGGAACTATATTACTGTTCCATTTAGTAAATCCGTTTATTCTTCTATAACCGCCTTGGGTGTCTGGCTCAAAGTTTTGTAACTCATACGCCATACCTGGGTCCATTGTAAAAGTTGATTGGTCTAGAACTAATCCGCCCTGCAATGGAAAAACAAAAGGGCTTAACTGTGATTCATCTGCCATTATATAACCTTAAAAGAAAGCGGCTGAAGCTGATGAGGATGCTCTTTGTATAAATGTTGACCGTAAATATTCTGTTCTATTTAACAGGATACTTTGCATATGTTTAATGCCTTCTTCAAATCTAGCAAAATTTAATTGGTATTGCTGTGCTTCTCCACGATACTGATATCCATAAGCAGTCGCTCCATCAACTATAACTTGTTGAAATTGTTCTGGTATAGCAGGTACATCTGTAGCCGCTGATAAAGTAGTAGGTATTTTAAAAAATTCAAATTTTAATTCGTATGCTTTATCAGGATAAGGAAACAATAAAAAATTATTATCTGCTGTTCTAACAACGTGTCTAGGAGTAGCTCCTGAATCAAATTGTGCTACTCGGACATCATCTGAATGTGATGCCGCAGTTGTAGAATTAGCTCCTCTTGTGCATCCTGTAAAAGTAGTTGAGCTAGTCCCTGTGTATGTTATTTGTTCGCTTTCAATATATAGTGTGCCTGTAGAAGAAAATCCTGTAGTGCTATCAACAGTTATTGTTGTTGCAGAACTATTAAGAGAGCCATCTAGTAATGTGGCTGTTACATCATCTTCTTGAGTGACATGCAAATCTAAATACTCTTTGTAGTCCATAACAGTTAATGCACCACCTGCTGTTCCTAAATCACTGTCTTTACTTACTCTAAATGTTTCATAATCAACATGCTTAGCATTTGTAGGAATACTATAACGTATAGTTCCTGGAACTAACGTAGTAGTTTGCGTATCATGATTAAAACCCCATCCAAATTCTCTTTGGTTGATATAATTAATTGAGTCATTGACTGCGTTTTTACATTGTGTCTGAAAACCTCTAGCACTTGTAAAACCAGAAGAGGTCAAAGCAACCTCATTAAATCTTGCAATCACTAAATTAGTTATACCTAAATAATCGTAAGCCATAATACTCCTATGTAAAGAGAGGGCAAGTTTCCCTGCCCCCTCAATAACTCAATTATGCTAATTGGTCTCTATCGACTTCATCAGCTAATTGTTGATGCTCACCGTTACAATCAATAACACAAGCGTACACTCGTATTTTTCCTGATGTAACGTCAGCAGAACCTGCAATCAATTTTACATCAATTGTATCAGTGCTTGCCTGAAATTGTGTAAATGTTGAAGCTGCACCTGTTACAACGTCATTTGCCTGTCCATTTGTTCCTTCTGCTAGAAAACCAGCTGAAGATACGTCACCACCATCAATGATGTCGTCACCTGCTGCAAAATCAATATCTACAGTTGGTGATGTACCATTAAAAGCAGTAAGCACTTCTGCTCCTGCAAAAAGAACCAAAGTTCCTGCAGGTATTTCTAGAAGTTGAAAAATGTCACCGTCTGTACATGAGTAATCAGTTATTTTAGAAATATCTAAAATAGATTCAATCATTCTCATGCCAGTTCCAGGTCTACTACCAGGTAATACTGCTATGGAATCAGAACTAACACCAGCGGTTGTGCTGGCGGTCATATCAAAAGTTGCCATTTGTTATACCCCCTTACGCTGCGTTATACTTAGCGGTAACGATAGCTTCTGGACGAAGTATCTTTCTACCGTATAAGTGCATTCCACGGACGATGTCTGCGAACGAATCAGGGTCACGATATGACTCTGTTTTCGTAATTTGTGAAGCTGAAGCTATAGCTGAAGAATGACCAGCAACAATTAATCCATAGTTACTGTTCTGATTAGCTGTTCCAGATGTTCCTGGACCAGTTCCTACTGCTGGTAAGTTGTTTGACATATAAACGTCAAAGCCATGAATTTTACCAACGGTTAAACCATTCTTCAATCCTGTTTGGTCTCCACCAAAATCGGCATCCATAAGACGAGAATCCTCATCTTTTAAGATTTCGATAAATACAGGGTGTAGAACCAACCATCTACCATCAGTGTCAACAAACTGGGTGTCAAGCAATCTTCCCATTCTTGCAATTACTTGCAATGGTGAGGCAGTTGCTGTGGCTAGAGCTGTTGCTCCACCAGTTCTTGCCTGAATTGGAATAGAGTGGTCGCCAGCACTACCTGTAGTAATGTTACCGAAGTCACCCTTTTTCAACTTCATAGAGGTTAAGAGTTCATCTGAACCTGCAGTTGTAACTGCTTTTGAACCTGAAACGGTGTCATTAGCTGTTCCTGCAACAGTATTCAGAGAGGATTGTTTAAATCCTGAAAGATAACCAAGAACTTCCTGGTCGTGTTGGTCACGTAGTCTATACCCTGCACGGTCAGCGGCCATAGATTCAAAGTTCACGTGAGAGTGAGCTTCTTCAATATCGTCTACTTTAAATGCAAAGTAATTAGCTTTGTCCACCACGAGTGAGAAATCTTCGTCATCTAAGTCTTGTGGAGTAATCTGAGTTCCCCTAGCGTACTCCTTTACAGTGATTTCTGGTTCTTTAATAATTTTAACAGTATCACCGTAATTCGCAATTTCTCCGAAGTAGTCATTATTAGTAATGCTATCTACAACAGAGCTTTTACGAAAGGCTTGCTGGACTTTTTGCGAGTAGATTACGGGGCTAAAATTGCCATTAGGTAAGCTACTGTAACCAGCTGCTGTCTTAAATGCCATTGTATTGTCTCCCAATAGGCTATACCGATTCTCTAAACACTAATAAGACCAGTGCTCTAAAGGTGTCCAAAAGGGGCTATAGATTTCTGGGTGGTTAATAGGTATAAAAAAATCAGAAACTCTGCTACACTCAGAGTTCAAAAAAACGTATTAAGTGTTGATGTGTAGACACTTTTTGGCAAGTAGTCCTATAAGGGGTTGCCATAAATATATAATTTTTACCACAAAAATTAACAAATGTAAAGAAAAAAATTATCTTTGTGGTCTTGATACATCATATATAAAGTTGCCAGACTGGATAGCTTCCATAATTGCTTTCTCATTTTTTTCATATTCATGAGGTTTCATTTGTGCAACATCAGACTCTCTCCATTGATTGCTTTGACTTTCTTTATTATTAGCAACATTATTCTGACCTCTAGTTGTTACAGCTTTTGCGGCATCACTAGAATTAGTTTTTTTCTTTTTAGTGTTGCCAATACCTGTATCAACTTTATATAAATCAATAGCTCTAGAAGCTGCGTGTGCATCTGACTCGTTTTCATATAAAGCTTGTTGAACCCATTTAGGTTGGGTGTTTACCCATTCATGAAATTTATCGTCTGCCCTAATTTCTTCAAAGTCAGGGTGCTGTGCTATTAACTCAGCCTCTGCTCTTTTTCTAGCCGCATCTGCCTCTTTTTCGGCAATAGCTTGTAATCTTTTTTCAATACCAGAGTCAAACTCTTTTGCTTTTTTAGCGGCAATTGTTTCAATAATTTTAGCTACGTCAGGATATTCTTTTGACCAAGCTGCTAACTCCTCATCTGTTTTAGGAAGTTTAATAGCTTTTTGTGTAGCAGAACTTAACTGTGCTTGCAGTTCTTGTATTTTCTTTTTACTTTCTTCTTCACGCTGACTCATATGTCTACGTAAATCACCATAGCGTTTTTTAAAAGTTTTTTCCTCTGCAGAAAGATTTGCAGTTTCTTCAGCATCTGCTTTATCATCTTGTTCTTTTTTTACAGCTTGAGCACGTTCTTCTTCCAGTCTTTGTAACTCGGAATCTTCATGTGAAGTATCTCTGCTATATCGCATAGGAACTTTTTTAATATCTTGCTTTACAGCACCAATTGCTTGACTCATTCATTTCTCCTTATAAATGTCCTGCCATTTCTATTATATCACAAAGTGTGACTAGTTTGCAACAGTTTTTTTAGCCTACCTCTACACCTAATTCTTTGGCTTTCTTTTTACCTTCTTCAGATTGCCAATACGCTAATGGACTTACTTCGTTTCCTTCTTTAGCGTCAGCAGGTTTGTATTGTTTATCTGCTTGTATTTCATATTTGTCATCTCTGATAGCGTTGGCATCATTAGAACTATTCATAGCATCAAAAGCCGCAGTTGTGCCTTGTTTCATAGATTCTATAACCCAAGGTTCTACAGTATCTCCAGTTCTAGCTGCAGCGTAAAACGATTGCTCTGCTCTAGATAATTTAAAAAAGTCTTTCATTTGTAATCCAGTCTTTTTAAAGTCTGTATATTGTTCTGCATTCATTAAACCATTAGGGTCAAATTTTCCATCATTTAATGCGGTGTTTATTTTACCATACGCATCAGCCTCTTGCGGACTAACTTTTGTAACACCATATTGTGTAAATCCTAAGTCTTTAGCATTTTTAGCAGCTCTCTCACTTCTTCTTTCACTAGCTTCTTCTCTTCTTGATTTTTCTGCTAATTCAAATTTACTTAGTTCAGAAAGTTTTTTACCTGTAATAGGGTCTATTTCTGCGTAAGTTCCAAACTCTTGTACAATAGGCTGTCCCTTAGAATCATATCCAGTGACTAAATTCATGGTGTTGCCTGCATTATATCCAGCGGCACTTAATTCTGCAGAAGTTAAATTGTTAACATCTTTGTTTAAGGCAACTGCTACATCAGCTTTACTTGGATTATAGTTTGCATTTCGTAAAGCTGCCTTTTGAGGATTAGTAATACTTTCATAAAAAGCTGAAGGTATGTTAGCAAGAGGCATATCACTATATTTTCCAGTTGGTGATGTAGGGTCACCTAAAGCTCTAGGTGGACCAAACAATTTAGCGGCATCGGTTTTAACGTCCTCTCCAATTTTTTTCAATTGGTCTTTCGCATCTTTTTCTGTAAATTGACTTATTGTTTTTACATCATCTTTAAATTGACCAAAATTAAATCCAGGATTTTGTTCTGGGTCTAAGTATTGTAAAACATTAGCTCTATCTTCTCTAGATTGCTCCGATTCTTGTAGTGCTTTTTCTAGATTTGACAATTCTGTTTGCCCTGTTCCTTCTTTAAGATAATCTTTTGCCTCTTCACTCATAACAGGAGGAGCAGGTAAAGCTGGACCACCTTCAATTGGGCCTGGGTCAACGAACTCAGGTGGAGGTATAATAGGTGTAATAGGAGTAGGGTCAATTCCAGGTCCAGGTACAACACCTCCAGGAGGTTCATCAGGACTCATCCAAGGTTTTCTTTGGTCTTCTGGTAAATAATGTCCTATATTTGGAGCAACTACTTTTGGTGCAGAATATCCATACGGTGTTTGAGTATACGTAGGAGTATAAGCTGGGTTATACGTAGGAGTTGGTCCTGGAGCAGGAAGAGGATTAGGTAATACAGGCATTACTGGAGGATAAAAATCCAAAAAATCCTGAAAATTACCTCCTCTTGTATTTTGGTCAGAATAAAAACCTGGAGGACTACCCCCTCTTGTAAGC